GAGTAACAACCATCCTCGACGAAGACGCAATGGGATCAGACTCTGCTACAGCTCTGGCAACACAACAATCAATCAAAGCCTACGTAGACGCATCGAGTGGCGGTGGAATAACATGGAACGAAGAAACAGGGACATCAGCAACAATGTCTGTTGCAAATGCTTATATTGCAAACAACGCTGCACTCGTAACACTCACACTGCCCACAACCGCAGCCGTTGGCGACATTGTCCGAGTAACTGGTAAGGGTGCTGGGGGATGGAAAATAGCACAAAATGCGTCTGAAATTATCCACTTTGCGGGTACAGACACAACAACAGGAACAGGAGGATCTCTAGCATCAACCGATACAGACGATGGTGTTGAGCTCGTGTGTATTGTCGCAGACACAGAGTGGAATGTGATTAGTAGCATCGGAAACATTACTATCGTTTAATAAGAAATATCATGGCAACACAAAATTCAGTAAACAACACAATAACAGGAACAGCTACAACGTCCACAGGGACAAATGCACTGTACTCAGCAACAACGACAGTAAACGTGTCAAGTGCTACAGCCCCAACCACAGGGCAAGTCTTGACTGCTACTGGTGCTAGTGCGGCAACATGGCAAGATGCAGCTGGAGGAGGCACTTGGACATTGATTGACAGTGCTATCGTATCAGGGACATCAACACTTATAGACTCAACAAGTATTGCTAGTGGGTACGATATGATAAAGATTAAGATAGGGGTAAGAGATAACTCAAATAACTGGGTACGAATGACACTTAATAATGATTCTGGCTCTACTTCATACAGGAATCAAACACTTACTGTTGCAAGTACAACAGTAACAGGAGCATTGGCAGATGCCGCATATATCGATTTGAGTGTTGGTGAAATACCAGCAAACGATGGATTTGTATGCGAGGTAATAATGTCAAGAGATGAAAATGATGTGTGGAGAATTAAAAGTTCTGGGTCAAGAGGTTATGATGTAAGTATAAGAGACTGTGCTGCATACTGGGGTAATGGAGGAGCAACAGAACTAGACCAAATAACGATTGTGGGGACAGCATCATTTAACTACGGAGCTGTTACCATCGAGGGTATTAACTTAACTTAAACAAAAATATGAAAAAATTAGATGAAAAAACAATAGAGAGAGAAATAGTAACGCCAGCAGTTCCCGAAAAGACTGAAAAGGTTCCAACGACACTTGACGAGCTTGTAGCTGAAAGTGAGAACTTTGCAAAAGGTATCGCAAACAATCAAGCTAGTAAGGTAACAGCTGATGAAATGATTGCTATCCTTACAGCAAAGAAAGCATTAGTAGATGCAGAGATTGTAGAAGCTAAGGCACTAGGTGTTAAAACTCTAGAAGAATTAGAGGAGGAGAAATAAGATCATGTCTACACCTAAATCCAACGAAATACTAGCTCAAGATATTGCCTACATAAAGGCTGATATTGTTGAGATAAAAGCAAAGCTCGATGAGAAGTATGTTTCTCACGAGACTTTTGACTTGACGGTAGACTCTCTTAACAGGGCTATTACAACGGTGGTAAGGGTGGGGATGTTTATTATAACGCCAGTATATGGAGCAATGATAGCGTTACTATTTAAAATCTTTTCATAAGATTTTTTTAATGGTAGAATAAAGTTATGCAAGAAACAAACACATATAGAAAGTTAAAGAGAAGGAAACCTACTAATAAACCAGAGTATCTAATTATTCATCACAGTGGAGGTACTGACCGTAACCCTATGGCCGATACATCAGAACACACAGCAAGAGGAATGGAGCTATGGCATCTCGGTAAGGGATGGGATGGTTTAGGTTATCACTACGTTATCCACAAAGATGGTGAGGTTTGGGCTGGGAGACCTGAACACTACCATGGGGCACATGCTCGTGGGTATAACAAAAAGTCTATAGGAATCTGTTTGTCTGGTAACTTTGATGCAACACTACCAACAAAAGCTCAGGAAACGGCACTGAGAGGTCTTCTAATGGGTCTTTCGGCGAAATACGACATACCACTCAAGAAGATAATTCCTCACCGTAACGTGGCAAATAAGACGTGTTATGGAAATAAACTATCTGAGTCATGGGCAAGGGATTTGTTGGATGTTCAAGCTGAACCTTGCCCTCTTGCTCTGAAAGACGCTAACTGGAACGAAACTCTTAATCATTTAATTAAATTATATAAAAACATATGAACCCAATTTTAAAATCAGCAACAAAGTTAGTTCTACTTATGTTCGCTGGAGCAATCGTAGTTGGACTATTTACAGGACATGTGACAGAAGAAACATTCAAAGTAAGTGTTCTTATGGTACTAACGTATTATTTTACAAAAGCTCAAACGTCAGTAGAAGCAAGGACGGAAGCAGGTATCGAACCAGATGTTGTATCAGCACTTGAATCATTGAAGGACTAACAAAAGGCATTGTCAAATGCTTTTTTTGTTATAATGAAGAAGTAGTTAGATTAAATAGGATTGTAAATTAAATGGCTTAAGCGAGCAGGTTCTAACTACAATTCTAGCCTGCTCTCTTGAGCTCTTTAATTATTATGAAAAAATGTAAGACATGCTTAACAAAAAAACATTTAAATTGTTTCTGGAAAATGAAAAGGTCACCAGATGGGATGAGGTATTCATGTAAGGAGTGTTTAAAAAAAGAATCCATTAAACACAGGAAGTCTATTGATGGTCTTATTTCTAGGATGTATTCAAGTCAAAAAAGCTCTTCAAGAAAAAGATGTCACAATCATCCAGAATATTCAAAGGTAGAATTAAAAAATTGGTTAATCAACCAAGGGAAATTTCTACCAATTTACAATACATGGGTAGATAGTGGTTATAAGAAAGAGTTAACCCCCAGTGTAGATAGGCTTAATGATAGGTGTGGGTATAAGTTTGAAAACATAAGACTTGTCACATGGGGTATAAATGTAAAAAGTTATTACTCTAGTGTTAGAGATGGTTCAAGTAAAATTTGTAGACCAGTTCTACAATTTGATAAATCTGGGGAGTTTATTCGTGAATTTGCGACTATGAAAAAAGCCGAAGTAATAACATCGATTAATGTGGGTAGTATTTGCCGTTGTTGCCGTGGTCAAGGTAAAAGCGCTGGTGGGTTTATTTGGAGATATAAATGAATAGGTGTAAGGAAGACATTAGTGTTATAATGAGGTTGTCCATAATGAGACATGACAAAAGCAGACATACTTGGAACTTCAAAAGGACACAATATGAAAATATTTAAAATAACACTATTTGTTATAATGGGTCTTATTGCTATTCCAAATACGACACACTACTCCCAAGCGGAGATCCTTGTACAGGAAGAACTACCCATCGGAAAGGAACATTATATTCCTATGATGGAAAAATACGCTCAGAAATACCAAATAAAAACAATTCAAATTTCGAGAATAATAGACTGTGAAAACGGAAACTATGATCCGACGAAACAATCACTTCACCGATACTCTACGGGGCAAATAGACAGACACCCAGAGTGGGGTGAAGTTGGCGAGCGAGAAAAGAGTTTTGGCTTAGTTCAGATTCACCTGCCTGCTGGTCATACCTGGCAGGGAGAAAAAGTCACAGAGGAAATGGCTAAAGATCCAGAACTATCTATCGAATTTCTTGCTTATCATATTTCTAAAGGACACCAGTCTTGGTGGTCTTGCAGTGAATTGATAGGTATTATATAATAAGCCCATGAACAGGTGCGAGATGTTTCGGACATTATACTGTCGCAAGGTGGTATTATATGCGGACATATTGGCGGTTTAGATTAGAAGAGACACTAACTTTGTTGTTAGTGTAGAGGATATTGACGTAGGTATCCTCTACACTGCCAATATTGGTGGTAACAATTAAATAGATGGTCATGAGAAATGAATATTGCGAAACATGCGAAAAAGATCACTCTAAACTACAATGGGAAGGGTGGCTTGAACACGGAATCATTAACTTCCGAAGAATTGAATGGAGAGGAGTACCAGAAGGTAAATCTTTATATATAGTAATCGAAGACCCAGAGGTTGGGGCTATGGGCTATTGTGCTGCTCTCGGTTGTGGAGCATTCTTAGTTGATAACGGTAACAGGGTAGAACTTCGTTACGGAAAGATAGTATCAATAGGAGCACACCAAGAAACAGATGAATTAGAAGATCCGAAAAAGGGTTCATAGTAGAGGGTACCAAACCAGGAACCCCGAAAAACCCACTGTATAAAGGAGAGCTGTTAGGGTACCTACGATATCGTTGCATCGGGCAGGAATCGCTACCGACGTCGGTGCTTCACACGGGGGAGGGTGTAAAGAAACCGCTTCCCCATTTTTAAAACTTAATATTATGAAAAAAGAATTTTGTACAACATGCAATAAACCTGTTACAGGGCTTCCCTGTGGTAATGGTGATTGCGATTGGTAAAGAAATTATGTCAAAAAAAGCAAAAACCAAGCTGTTGCTCACGGTCATTGCCTTACTATCTAGTTCGGCAACAATTCTAGCCTCAGTAGCCGATAAACCAATGCTCACAGTAGTATTTGGAATACTCGTTGGAGTATCAACTTATCGTAGGCTTACTATCTAGGCACATTATTCCACAATTTAAAAGGAAGGAGGAAATCTACTAGCCAGTTTAACCACTGGCTTTTTTTATTGCATTTTTATTCTGATAATGTTAATATATCAATATGGATAAAATAATCGGAAAAAATATTAAAAAAGCAAGAAATGAGATCCCATCAATTAATAGTGATAGTAAAGGTGTATCACAATTATTAGTTGCTGAATTATTAGGATATAAATCAAGTGTACCCGTTTCACTTATTGAAGATGGAAAGCGTAAAATATCAGTCGAAAATCTGCATAAAATAAGTATCGCTTTTGATAAACCTATGGAATGGTTCTTAAAAGATGAAGCAGATGAAATAAACTGTCGCATATGTTCTGATACAAGATTTATGTTGTGTAACGGTAAAAATATGAGATGTGTATTTTGCGAAGCTGAGCAAAATGTATGATTTATAAAATGAGATATTTATGGGGTGATGGCACTTGGCATTATGGAGGTTTCTACAAAACCAAAAGAACAGAAAAAACTATCACCTTCAAAAGTTTAGATGAGCCTTGGTTTTCAAATCCTTTTTGGGATTATGTAAATAACACAAGAAGTAAAACAAGTCTAAATGAAAAAAGAGAGTATAGAATGTCTATAGAGCATAAGGAATATAATGTTTTTGATGAAAATGAAAAAGGAGAAATAACAATGTATTTCAAAAAATCAGGTACACCATATGTATTCACACCACATTTAGAAAAAGGAATGTTTGAAATGAAAGAAATGAATAGGTGGTTAATTCAATAGACCGAAAAAAACAAGTCTATAAAATAGAAATATCCCAATGCTTGTAAACTTGGACACGGTAAATCAAAAAGACCGAGCTGTTCCTGCCGAGCCTGTACCTGCAAGTAATGGATAATATAATCAATAAATTCATGAGGAGGAATAAATTACACCGTAATGGTGTTTTTTATTACGCTAGCCAGTTTAACCACTGGCTTTTTTATGGTAGAATAAATTATATGAAAATAATAAACGGTGATTGCGTAACTGAATTAAAAAAAATGGATAAAGACACTATTGATTTAACTGTTACATCACCTCCGTATGACAATCTAAGAACATACAACGGAAACAATGAATTATGGAATGAAGATGTATGGAAAGATACTATCAAAGAATTGTATAGAGTAACCAAAGATGGTGGTGTTGTTGTTTGGGTAGTTGGTGATGCTACAATCAAAGGAAGTGAAACAGGTACATCTTTTAAACAAGCATTATGGGCTAAAGATTGTGGATTTAATTTACATGATACTATGATTTGGAATAAACCTAATCCAATACCAAGGAGTCATCCAAGATACGAGCAAGGATTTGAATATATGTTTATTTTCAGTAAAAGAAAGCCAAATAGTTCCAATATGATTAGGATTCCGACTAAGAATGCAGGAAAGTTAATTAAAAGAGCTATCCAAAAAACAGATGACGGAACACTCACAAGAAACGAAAATATTTGTGGAGAAACTAAAGTCAAATCAAATGTGTGGGAACAAGCACCAGAGGCATCAGGTTTACATCCAGCAATGTTTCCAGAAAAACTAGCACACGACCACATTATCTCTTGGAGTAACGAAGGAGACACTGTCCTAGACCCATTTATGGGAAGCGGAACGACAGGAAAGACGGCACTACAACTTGGTAGAAATTTCATAGGTATAGAACTAGACCCAGAATACTGCAAAATCGCAGAAGCTAGAATTAAAGCAGTTTAACCACTGGCTTTTTTGTTACATGAAACATATGTGGTATAATGAAGATGCAGATAGACTTGGTGTTAAATAACACTCATACAGGATTATTTATATTTACGGGGGCGACGAGGTATAATGTTATTAGAACTAAAATAAAATAACAATGAAGTATATAATCACAACAATCCAGAGGGGTGCTTCAGTGAACAAGGCATTGTTGAAAAATATGCTGAAATTTGCTGAATTGCATCATGTCGATATTATTTACGCTTTCGTTATGAACGGGCGAAATAAAGACGACAATGAAATCCACGATACGGTTATAGACAGCCCTATTCAATTACTTGTACCTATTAAAACAGGACAGCCATTGAATACAAATCTAAAACTGTACGACACGATGATCCCAGCTCAACAAATTAATCCCTTAACAGGATTTAACAAAAAGCTATCAAGAGATCATTCGTACATTCTACCAAGTGCTAAGATACGGTATCAATCCATTCCTAACACATCGAAACTCCCACGTTTTCTCTGTACCACAGGTTCATTAACACATGGGAACTACAAGCTCCATACCGCTCATGGTCGCAAGGCTAATTTAGAGCATCAGTACGGTTTTGTGTATGTTGAAATCAAGAGTCGTAAGAAATTCGAGATCCATCAGGTTGAAGCATTGAAAAATGGTAAATTCAACTATCTCACAGAGTATTACTCTAACGGTAAGAGGCTCTCACAGCGTCCAGAAGCCCTTGTATTGGGCGATTGGCACACAGGTGATACAGATCCTCGGATAAGAGCAAGAACGATCAAAATGATCAAAGACCTTAAACCTAAAAGAGTCGTATTCCATGATTTGTTTAATGGTCATTCTATCAATCACCATGAGGCAGGTAACCACATCTCAAAAGCAAGGCTCATCACAGACAAAAGGCACAAGCTAGAGGAAGAGCTTGAGATTGTCTTTAATGAGGTTGTATTCTTTTCCAAGACATTCCCAGAGATTGAATTTCTTGTATCGGAATCCAACCATGACTTGTTTCTCACGAGATATTTAGGAACTCATAACTGGCTATTAGATGGAGAGAACTCTGTTATGGCTAGTAAGTTATTTCCACATATTGTGGCAAACAAAAAGAAAGCATCACTGGCGGTGGCACTTTCTTTGTTCGGTACGATACCGAGTAACTTTGCTTTTTTGGTTGAAGACCAAGAGTATAGAGTATCAGGAATTGCCCTAGATTACCATGGGCATCGTGGATTAAATGGTTCAAGAGGAACTTCGTCATCTTTTGATAGGTTTAATCTTAAAATGATAACAGCACATGAGCATACCCCTAAGCTATACGCAAATGGTATGGTTGTCGGAACTTCTACATATTTAAAGCTACCTTATACCAAAGGTGCTGGCTCGTGGCTTAACGCTCACGGCTTATTGTACAAGTCTGGTAAGTATGCACTTCTAACATTAGTATAAACCCTCTCATGAGGGTTTTTTCATGGTATAATTAAAACATGGACTTATTACAAGCAATACTTCCTGTTATATTATTCTACCTTTTTGAAGCATCAATGGTATTTTATCTTTATGGCAAGGTTGTTGGTTATAAGTTTGGTAAAGAAGACAGACCAAGCCATTTAACATGTCGTTTAGTTATTTTAATATGCCTTTTAATGTTTACAGCATCGGTGCTGTTTAAATTGTGGTATAATTAAGTAAATGGAAACCAAAAAGAAGCTCACCCTTCTTGATAAAGATTTTCAGATAATTACATTAGAGTGGTGTCCAACCAGAGAGCACATCGGTGTTTGCGTACTTCAATTAAGAGGGGTACAGAACTACGGAGGTGCTAGCATCGTTTTCTATTACAAGCTATGTTTAGATTGTCAGGAAGCGAATAAGGAGTTGGCTGCTTTTGATATTGCAACAGTAGATCCTGTTACAGAGGAAAGTATGTCTATCGACAAGTGGAGATGGTTAGACTCACACAGAAATTATATATCTTAATTATGTATTGGTGGGTAATACTGCTTTTTGTTCTTAAGGGATTCTTGTCTATTTATTTAATAACTAGATGGGTTACTAGAGAAAAAAAGAGGAAGCCGAAAGACTTCTGGGAAACATTCTGTCCTAAATGCAATAAGGCTACAAAACACGAGACGGAGTATAAGTGTATCTTTACGATTCACTATTTAATAGACATATGCTCGAAGTGTGGTAGGAAAACATTCGCAGAGGATGAACGGTTTACAGAAGAACAGGGAGAGTAGTAAATTATTCTCCTTTTTTTATGTTATAATGTATGTATTATGGCAAAAAGAAAAACAATAGTTAAACGATCAAGAAAAGGGGACGTTATTACAACAACAACAACAAAGACACGGAATACTAAACGTAAATCAGTAGTTAAAAAGGCTGTTGTAAAAAATGACCTGAAAAACCAGCGTACAACAGCAACAGGGACAAAGACTAAGACTAATCGAAAGACTGGCGTTCGTAAAACTCGTAAACTACGAGGACGAAGAGCTCTAAATCTAATGTAATTAAAAAGCACCTAACGGTGTTTTTAGTTTCGTATTTCTTTACCATATATTTTATCTAAATAATGAGATCTCTCTACCATATTCAGATCTCTAATTTTTTTACCTGATAACCTCTCTATCTCCTTCATGTTTTCTCTTATCTTCTTTAAGAACTCTTTATTTTTTTGCATATTTTTTATTATTTAATTTAAGATTATTCTCCTTTAAACATTCATCACATGTTTTCCACGATGGAAGCATGAGTCTTTTTGAGCAGAATTTGCATTTACTGTGTTTCATTCCTCTGGTTTCTCTAACGACCAAGTTTGCTTCTGTATGCCTTTCTCCCATGTAGTCTTACACCATGATAGAGCCTTTTTAACGTATTTGATATATACCTTACCTTCCATTTTAGATTGTGATTTTTCTTTTGCCATAATGTTATTTGTTCTCTGGTAATGCCAATTCTTCTACTCGTACTTTCGCAAGAGCTATCTTCTTTTGGATAAAATCTAATAATCTATAATGATTGATATAATCCCCAATAAAAAGCTTCTTATTCGTGTGATATTCATCACGGTTACTTTGGTTATCCATAATGTTATTTGTTATCTTGTAATGCCAGCCAGAGTTTTGCGACTGCTTCTTCTGGGGATTTAGCCCATATACCCCCTAGGTGTTGACCATAAGCCCTATATCCATCAAAGGTATTTTCCAACTGGTCAAACCCCTTTCCGCAAGCCTTGATTAGTTCTGATAGGGGTGGCATGTTATATACCCGACAACGTACCCATTTTCCATCTATCTTTTCCGCACTCCCAGACTCTCTCCATTGTCTTGGAAACCCAGACTCTCTTAATTGGTTTGCTAGTTCGTAGTTCATAATATTATTTGTTAATTAGCTCTGGATTCTGATAAATATTACCTATTACCTCACAATCATATGTTAAGTCTAACTCCTCGTATACGGTCTTCCCATAGAAACCAATCGTATCCCCTCCATAGTAACCCATGTCTGCTGTATTATGCTTCCCATACTCAACAACTGCAACGGTTTGGCATTCTTTGACTATATCCCCCTCATAAATCTCAATTCCATTTTTGTCTTTGATTCCTGTGTATTGCATTACAATATCCGTTGGGTCTAACTTCACATAACAGGGATTGTATGTTAATTCTTCTAGTTCAAATGGTTCATACATCTTTTTCCCATTCCAAGCTCTAAATTTTATCTCTCTTTGCATAATATTATTTGTTACCGTGTAATTACTCGCAAGGTACTATGCACAACCACGGAGAGGAGACTATGTAGCCTTCACAACTTTTAAGTCTCCGAGTCAGCAGTGTATGTATAGTACACTGCGAGCAGTGTTTACAATTATTGTTTACAATTTGTTTACAATTATTTCTTCTTTTTAACTTCCTCCTCTACTGGTGTTTCCTCCTTCGTCATAAACACCTCTGTTGCTTCTGCAATTAGTTTAGCTTCTTGCAGTGTGAAAGCTCCTTTTGTTGTTGCTAATTGTACCGCAGTTACTAAAATTTGAATTGCTTTGTTTTGTTCCATATTATTTAATAGGTTAATGTAATAATTCTGTCTGTGTTGTTAATAAGCGTGACGCCTGAATCCTTCTCTCCTCGCTCTGGCATCTCTATATCGAAATCTTCATTTATCTTATACTCCTGCCCGCAGTCGCATTTGATGTGTAGTTTTGGTTCAGTCATAGTCTATTCTTGATTATTTAAATAATTACCCACAAATCCTGATACGAGTGTTGCTAGGAATATGATCAGGAATGTCTGCATACTCGCTGGTTGCCATGTTGCGGTCTGTGCTGATAATACCCATGCTACGTTTAATACAATGAATAATGTCAATGTAATAATTGATACTGTTATTAAAAAGTTTAAAAATGATTTCATATTATTGAAGTGAGTCTATTAGATCGATAATTTCACCTACCGTGACTGCGTTTTCTTCTGCTATACCTGATTCCTTGCCATTCCATTGACCATAATCTTCCAGGAGAGCCTTCTTAATGTTATCTAGTGTACATTGTCCGTCTCTAAGGTTTCTAGCTCTTGTAACGATCATATCGTCTGTTATTTCTGGTGATTGTATAAACCCAAGTACTGGGATAAGTTTTTGTTTTAATGATTTGTTTTCTCTGTCTAATGCTTCCTGCCCGATTTGTGCTACTGATTTCATAATATATTTTTAATTAATCTACCCTTATTGGCAGTGTGTAGGGTATTGTGCAGTGACTTGATCTAGAATTCTATGAATGCACACCTGCCTAGAAAGGTTTATACCCTACACACCAACAACAAGGTGTTAGTTTAATATTAGTTATCTGGGTGAGTATTATCCTCAATATAATTATCGACCTCTTCTTCGTCTCCTTCCAAAACAAAGTCTATCTCCTCTAGTAATTTCAATCGTTTCTCCTCGTATGCTTTGTCGAACTTTGTAGTTGTCTTCGCTTTTGCTAATTGATATTCATTCATAGAATTTATATGTTTAATCTTTTAATATACATATTATATACTAATCATATAATATATGCAATAGACAAAGTGCATAACTTATTGTCTTTTGATTCTTGCATTATATGGCTGACTAAACTTAAAGAATATTCTACGGAACGATGATCCTGCTGGATTCGTTCTATTCCTAGATGAGTATACATTATTACCAAACCATCCAATCTTCTTCAGATCATCTGTGTATAAATCTAATCGTGTGTCAGTTGTTAATGATTCCTGCATCATTGCTGATTGCTCCTTTGTTAAAATTATTTTATTCATTATATATAATGTATACTATTATTATATTTAATGCAAGCTATTAATTTGCTACCTGTAGCTACCTGTGTCATTACCTTTTTTTGTTTATATCAAAGATGGATTCAAAACCTAGGTCTTGTAACTCTTTGGCTCTGTACCTTTGTAAGGGTTTGATAGTGTCTCCAATATCTTTCACCTCTACGAACAGAGGTACTTCGCCTTTCTTTAGGCACAAGAGGTCTGCTATGCCTTTTTTGTTGGTAACTACGAGATCAATGACATAGTAGCCCAGCTTCTCGTACTTCTTAATGACTTTAGCTTGATACTTCATAATCTTTTTGAAATAGTTTAAGCGTATAACTTTTCTTCCTCATTACTGCCTCGTATATTTTCTCCTCTATACCCCCTTTTGCAAATACCCAATAGACATCATTCACCGTCCTCTCCTTGGTGGTCATTCTGTTTCGACTTTGCCAATAGGTTATTGCTGAGAAGTCAATATTATAATAGACGAGGTATTTTGCCTCCTTGAGTGAAATTCCCTCTCGTCCTGAGACAACCTGGAGGGCTATATTTTTGTCGGTTGTGTTGAACTCATCTAGGTCGGTTGTGAGCTTGTCTCCAAAAATATCTTTGAGTGCTTGTAGCTCTGCAACATACTTATAAAAGATAGCTATCTTTATATCTTTAAAATGACTGTGGATAAACTCTGCCTTGCTGTGGTCTATTACTTTTGAATTTCCTGACTCGAATTTAATAGTACCTGAGTAGAGTTGATGGATCTTTCCTTGCATCTTAACTGCTGTCTCGGCAAGTATAACCTCCTTCTCACCCTCGATAACTTTATCCTTGCGTAACCTCTTTATAAGGTTATGAGTAGACTCTTTAATATCACAATAGAGGATATGCTCCTTCACCTCTGTCTCAAATCCCCCGTCTTTTTGACTGAACTTGATCATATAATCCTCAACCGACTCGACTGCTGACTCTTTCCCTTTGTCATAGACCTTGGTTATACCATAGCCGTAATTTACCTCGTACACGTCGACATAGTCATCACACCATCTATAGAAGTTCTTATACTCTTTGAATGGGGATCTGTCCGATACCCAGAATTGATGATACACCTGTGAGTGAGACTCTGCGAAGGGGGTACCTGATAGGTATATCTGCGGAAGGTGTCCCCATTGTTTTTTAAAAAGTTTAGCTGTCTTGTTAGGTTTGGGGAATGCACCGAACCTGTGATGTTCGTCATGAATGATTAGGTCATATGTACCTGTTACCTTGTGCATCGATTCGTCGTTGATGACTGTTAGCTCAAAGTGCTTGTCATAATCAAAGTCTTTGTAGTCATCCTGAATAGATGATATAGCTTTTTTCTTTGTGAGAAAAAGGACGTTGTTAAAGTCCTTGGCTATCTCCATTGCTGTCGAGGTCTTTCCTGTTCTCACTTCCATTGCGAGGTAAACTATACCTAAGCGTTTGAGCTTCTCTGTTGCTTCGAGGGCTATATCTATTTGATAGTCTCTAAGCTTCTTCATACATGACCATTGTCTGAGCAAGGAGTACATATGTGTCCGACAATGATGCTGAAACCCCACCTAGAGGCTGATAACCTTTCTCTAAACCTTCCTTTAAAATAAGGTTTAAATCTTTTGCTTTACTTCCAGTGATAACTTTTACTTTTATTACCTTTCTCATATTATTTATTTTCTTCTTTACTCTTATAAGCTCGATACTTCTCTTTGATAGCTTCCTTCGTTATCTGAGTCGGTGTATCACTACCTACACCCATCTCATTTAGCATTTCTAAATAATCCTCGGGTAGCTTAATTGTAATCGTTCTCTTTTCCATAATGTTTATGTATTATCTCTTTAGTAATACTTATAGTGTACTATATGTCTATAATTATTGCAATAAGTTATCCACATGTGGGGTGTTGTTGTATTACAGAAAAATATGGTATGATAGAAGTACACAAAAAATTTACAAGAAAAAACACCGCTCGAACGGTGATTAATCAAAAACATTTTATTCTATGAATATAACCATTATACCTGAAGAGCTTGAAAAAGCAATGAATAATGCGCAGGCGAGGTTACGCTGTGCTGTTGTTCCAATAGTCAATGGAGAGAAGTTCCCAGCAGTACCTTGGAAGAAATACAGAGAACAGTTCGCAACAAAGGAGGAAATCAAGGAGTGGAGTAAAGATCACACAGCATATGGGATTGTATGTAGTAGCCCAGCTAATGAGCGAGACCTCGTTGGTATCGACATTGATGGATTCAATGGAGAGGAGGGTTGTACGTTTGAAAACATACCCGCTATTTTTAAAGATGACTATATAGTATCAACCGGAAAAGGTTTTCATATTTACAAGTGGTGTCCTGTGGGAGTAAAAATAACCAACAGAACAAAGCTAACGTTGCAAGGGGCCAAAGACTCATGGATTGTAGATATCAGAGGTAATGCTAATGCTGGAGGTGAATCCGGAGGAGGGCAAGTATTAGGGCCGGGAAGTTTACACCCGAGTGGAGTGCGGAAGTATGAGCTTGTACAAGATAGACCTATCAAGGAGTTAGACATGGAGTTTTTCAATAAACACCTGTTAAAAACAGAGAGTAAGTCTGAGAAAAAGTTTGCCATTAATAAGTCTATTTTAGATGGAGCAACGAAAGGAGAGAGAAATGACACAGCAACAAAAATTATAGGACTACTACTAGCAAGATTACCTGAGTCAGTCTGGCACGATGTTGGATTCTATATTGTAGAGAGATGGAACAGAAGAAACACACCTCCTCTGCCTGATGATGAATTATGGAGCACATTTATTAGTATAGCTGGTAGGGAGCATGCCAAGCGTAAGCAGAAATTTCATGGAGGAAAATAACAAGATATCAATAGAGGAGTTTGTTCAGCAAATAAGAGAAGAGACAATAGAGGGGAGAGTAGACTTGGAGTACAATCATGGCAAGACACTGCTTATGCAAAAAATGCTCAATAGGCTTTTGGAGAATGGGGAGGATGAAACAGGCGATGAAGAGGAGGATAAAATCTCAAAGAAAAAATATAAGGAGCAGGTACAGGGTCTTAGAATGTCCCTATTCCAAGTAGCACATCGTAGGTATATCCACGAGTCAGACAATCTCAGGTATGACAGGGTAGGGAATACTTTTTATATATACGATAAGGAGGAGGGTATTTACTCAGCTCATCAAATGATACAGTCTGCACTTATGAACAAGATGCACGAATGGAATATCCCAGCAATGGCTACTCGTAGTAAATGTGGTGATGTCATCAAGTTAATGGAAGCATGGTGTGAGCCTTTTGAAATAACTGTGGATAAACCATGGGTACTTTGTGTTGAGAATGGTCTTATTGACCTCAAAACAGGAAAGTTATCCCCACATGACCCTAATTACGTTACAACAAAGAAAATAGATGTTGATTATGATCCAGATTTTGTGAGTAAGGAATGGGAAGACTTTGTGCATAGTTTTATATCTGATAAAGAGGAAATGGATTATTTCCATAAATTCATGGGATATGCTCTATCGGGTGATACCAAGCAGGAGGTTATCATGATGCTCTGGGGTGCAGGGGGTAACGGTAAGGGAGTTTTCTTCGAGTCTGTAGCGGGTGTTATGGGCGATTATTACTCAATAGGGAACCTAGCGTCATTCACAGAGCGTTTCGGCTTGTCAGCGATACATGGGAAGCGTCTGTGTGTGCTTAATGAGCCTGATGATGGGCGTATTAAGTCAGAACAGTTGAAATTAGTTACTGGAGGGGGTGAAGTATCTATTGAGAAGAAGGGTAAGGACGCTTTTGCTTATTTGCCTGAGTTGAAATTGGTGATAACCGCGAACCATTTGCCTCGCATCGCTGATACTTCTAAGGGTATGCAACGTCGTTTGGCTATTATTCAGTTGAAAAACACCTTTGCTAACAATGCGTCTTATAAGAGTAAGATCACTCATAAAGACCTCAGACCTGCTGTATTAGCATGGTTGGTACGAGGGTCTGTTGCATTACAAAGGGATGGAGGTCAGCTTGTTAAACCTAAGAGTATTGAGCAAAATGTAGAGGATTACAGAGAGGATAGTTCGACGGTAGCTAGCTTCTTCGCCGATAGGATTATTATCGACCCAGAGGGGTCTGAAATTGTTAAGGATTTATACACAGAATTTACAGATTATGCGATTGATCTAGGGCACAGATTTACTACTGGGAGAAAGAGCTTTGTGAAGCAGTTTAGAGAGGAAATTAGTGTGCGTGATTTGGACGATAAAATAGCATATATTCAGAAGGGAAGAGTTAACTCAGGGAATAGATGCAGTTATGGTTTCGTTGGCTTAAAAATGAACAATGATGGATGGATTTAAGTGCAGACTTTGGTGTTTTGAAAGTCTACATTTTGGGCTTGAAAGTCTACATTTTTTAAAAATTTAAAAAACAAAAAAGACAAAAGGTATTGACAATCACATCAATACCTTTTCTAATGGTGAAAAAAGGGCTTGAAAGTCTACAAAGTCTACACAAAGTCTACACTAAAGTCTGCACCTTAATCCCCTTATAAAATACCGTATTATTAAAAAGTGTAGACTTTGTAGACTTTTATTTAACTTCTTACGCGTAAGAGAAAAAAAAATAAAAAAAAATATATTTAACGAGTAGTGCTCTGAAAGTCTGCACTTTATGTGGTATAATAAAAAACACCTGAAGTAGGTGTCTTTTTCATTGGTTAAAATGCGAGGTCTTGATGCTTATCTTTGTACTCATCTGAGCCCTTAATTTTATCTTGTAGGAACTCTGGCATAGTCTCGAATTTAGCATCGTCAAATGCTGCTACATCGAACCAGAAAGATTCGTTAATTTGATCATCTACTTTCATTCCTTTTGCAAGGGGTGTAACTGACTCAATTTTAACATAAACGTTACCTGATGCTTTGGCTGTTTTTTCTTCTAAGTTAATCATACAGGTTTTACCAATCAAGGTAACGATATCCAAATCTCCTGAAGTATCAACTCCCATAGCTTTAGCTAACTTGGTGATGAATGAACGGTCTGTGAATGTTAATGACGATTCTTTTGATACCATAGCAGGCTTTCCGTCTTCTGATAGCTCTGTAGGTAGTTCAAAGGTGAACCGTACTTGGTCTGTTATAGCTCCTTGATACCCTTCAACGTGTCCTAGGCGGATGATTGAGAATAAACGAGCTGGATAGAGCCCTGCTGACACTGCTGGTGCAGAGGTGGTCTTTGTGACTGTAATAGACATAATTTTTTGTAGTATTTTACTTTTTATAATTTTTATTAAACCCACTGTGGGGTACTTATATATTAGCATAGTTATATATAAAATACTAGCATATATTATAATAAGAGTGTATAATATCTATATGATAAACATAAGACCACAATCGGAATTTCCTTTATTGGGGAGATACAAGTCAATATTCAAAATAACAGATGATACTATATTCGCTTATGATCATGTCATATACAGTAATAACGATCTACCACGTCACCTAGTAATACATGAGTTAGTACATCATGAACAACAAGACCATCATGGATTAGATGAATGGGTTGATAACTATCTGAATGATGAACAGTTTAGATTGAAGATGGAAGTGGATGCTTATACTTATCAGCTAAAGAGTATAGATGATAGAAACCATAGGGCTAAGGTATGGATGGAGTCAGCTAAGAACCTATCAAGTGACCTATACGGTAACATTATTAGCTATAAGGAAGCTATAAAACTATTGAAAGTTTAAAAGTATGTTATAATAAAGTAGATGAACCACAATTAAGTGGGAAAATACTGGATATATGGGCAAAGAAAGCACACAATTTAAAAGCGGTGATGAATGGAACGGGAACGCAAACGGTAGACCTAAGGGTTCTATCAGTGCATTATCACGCCTAAAGAAGGAATTTAGAGAGAATCCTCACAAGTTTGATGAGTATATGGAAAGGTATATTCGCAACCCCGCTAACGAGAAACACGTTATGGAGATGCTTGATGGTAAACCAAGACAGAACATGGGATTAGATGTACAGGGGGGATTAGCGATCAACTTTGCTGATGTCTTTAAGGATGATAAACAATCATGCTAATACCCCATAAACGCCAAGAGGAGATAATCCGATCAAACGCTAGGTTCAAGATCATTAGGGCTGGACGACGCTCAGGAAAGACCACTCTTCAAATTGAGGAGATGGTCTTTAATGCCGTATCAGGTAAAGACAGGAATATCTTTTACGTTGCGCCAACACAGATCCAAGCAAGGAAGATTGTATGGGAGGCATTGAAATCACGAGTAGCTCACATAGGGAAAGCAAACGAATCACGACTAGAAATGAAACTACCCACAAAAGATGGTGGCTTCTCAACCATATACGTTGCAGGTTGGGAGAATAGAGAGAACTTCCGTGGTATGAAGGCATACAAGATTGTATTTGACGAGCTTGATACCATGAAAGACTTCTTTATTGGCTTTCAAGAGATTTTTAGACCCATGCTTACCGATACCCAAGGAGGAGCTACATTCATCGGTACACCAAAGAAAGAGAACCCTAACCTAAGGCGATTAGAGAAGCTGGCTAAAACCGACACAGACTACATGTCGTTCCATTTTACAACCAAGGATAATCCTCATATCCCAGTAGACGAGATAAAAAAAGCTAAAGAGGAGCTAGACGCTGATACATTCAGACAAGAGTTCTTAGCTGAGTATGTTGATAACGCAGGGGCTTTGTTCAAGTATGACGCATTGGTAGACGTGTTCACTAACACTATCAACAAGTCAAACAAGAAGTATTTGATCGTAGACATTGCTGATGATGGTAGTGATAAGACTAAGTTTAGCTTCTGGGAAGGACTAGAGGAGTATAGACGTGAGTCATTCACCAGACTCAACACTGAGAGTATTATTGATAAGATACGAGAGTATGCAGCAGACCAACGCATACCATTCAGCAATATCGCTGTGGATGCTATTGGTGTTGGTGCTGGGGTAGCATCATCGAGTATGTTAGATGGGATAATTGGTTACAAGTCATCATACTCTGCTATTAAGACAGATCAGAACATTGTACGACTACCTAACATGGGCTATCTACCTAACGCAGAAGCATTAACGTCAGACTATCGTAACTTACGATCACAGTGTGTGTTCACATTGGCTGACCTAGTGAACAACCACAAGATAGCATCAAGAGTCCAAGCGCAGGATAAAGAAGCTATCATAGAAGAGTTATCAAACTATCAGGATGTATCGAAGGGAGATGGTAAACGTCAAGCATCGGCGAAGGAAGATGTAAAGAATGCTATTGGACACTCACCTGATGACAGTGATACATGGATAATGCGTATGTACTTCCAAGTTAAGGAACGTATGGTACCAGATCAATCAGAGGAAGGTAGTCATGTCATCCTCAGTCAGAAGAGAATGTTCGATCAGAACGAGGCTTTATTTGCAGAGGAATCTAGCAGATAATATGCAATGCTGATAAGTGTGGTATAATTGGTATATTGCATGGTGGCTTGGTAAGCAATTATAAATTAATTTAAATTATTATTATGGGAGAATCACGAGGGGCTTTATATGCCAATAAAACAGAATCAACACTAATCAAGAGTGGATCAGGTGTTGTATACGGAATTGTCGCTAACTCACACTCTAGCGGTACTATCGAATTAACGGACGGAGTGCAAAGTGGTGCAGTAGAAGCATCAGGAACATTAACATCATCAGGAGAAGCAGCAGCGGCATCTCACGCAGTAAGCGAGATTGTCTCATCAGGAGCTATGGTTGCAGCAACTCATGTTGAGTCAGAGGTTACAGCATCATCTGTTGTAGCAACTGATACGGTTACTATTGGGTCTATTACTTATACAGCAGTAGATACTATGGATGAAGGAGGATCAGCATATGATGTATTAATTGGTGGGTCAGATGCAAAATTCTTAGACAACCTTAAACTAGCTATTAATGCAACAGGATTAGCTGGAAAAGAATATGGTGAAGGAACAGTAGCTCATACACAGGTTGTAGCTACTACAAACGCAGCAACAACACAACGAGTTCGAGGTCGAGTACCTGGAACATCTTTGAACGCGGTTGCATCAACTTCAACAGGAGGAACATTGACATGGGCTGACACTACTCTTGGTGGAGGTACTGGTAACTCAACAGCTGGAGTAACAACAGGAGCAGCAGAGATTGTGATCAATACACGAACTTATACTTGTGTAGACGCACTATCAGAATCATATGGAGCTGATCCAGTAGTTGATCAATTCAAACGTGGAGCTAACGAAGCAGCCATGCTTGATAACCTAAAGACTATTATCAACCTTTCTGGAACTGAAGGGACTGACTATGCTACAGGACAAACTATCAACGATGACGTTGTGGCTATTGATAACTCAGATACAGTACAAAACTTTAGTGCTAGAGTAGTAGGAACAACACCTAACACTTACGCAACTACAACCAACATGGCTAACACAGCTTGGGCAGATACTACATTGGGAGGTGGAACTGGAAATAGTAACCCAGGAGTAACGACAACAGCGGCAACATTAACTATCGGAACACGAACTTATACTTACGTTGTAGAGTTATCAGAAACAAGTGCAGGTGCAGACTATGCAGTAGCAGATCAAATCCTTTATGGAGCTAACGCAGCTGCAGCATTGGATAACTTGAAACTAGCTATTAACGCTTCAGGTACACCAGGAACTCTTTATTCAACAGGAACTACTATCAACCTAGACGTAGAAGCAACAACTAACGCAGCTACTACTCAACTTGTTGTAGCACGAGAAGCAGGAACAGGAGGTAACTCTATCGCTACTACTGAAACTCTAGCAAACTTTGCATGGGGAGCAGCAACTCTAGCAAACGGAGCAGTTGAGACAGAGGCACGGACAATGATTAATACTTACTCATTCCCGTCAGGTTCAGGACAACTAGCTTTTGCAGATCCTATTGCCTTCAGTAATGGATTATTTACAACAGTCGGGGGAACACTTGATTACACAGTAATTTACCGATAAAACTATGAACACAGGAAATAACAACGTAGCTGAACTAGTACGAAAGAATGAAACTGACTACATTTCAGGTACAACTAATATTTCTAAGTATGTTCAATATTCACTGTCTGATAATATCAACAAGATTGAGGCTTATCTAAACTCTAAACATGTTTCTGGAGATACTGACTCACAAGGGAGAGATAAACCTTTCTTTGATATAACAACAGCAGCAACTAACATTTGGTATAGAGCTACTGATATTGATAGGAAAAACATCAGAATGAAGCCTACAAAGCGAGAGGATATAATGAAATCCTTTATTGCTACTATCCACTTACAAGAATTTATGCGAAAGGATAGGTTTGGAGTCTTTCTAAATGATTGGGGTCGCACACTTGCTCGATATGGTTCAGCCGTTACTAAATTTATCGAAACAGGAGGTGAACTACATTCAATGGTTATTCCATGGAATAGACTGATTGTAGATCAAATTGATTTTGATAATGATGCAGTGATTGAACTATTAGAACTAACACCAGCACAACTAAAGAAACGAAAGGGTTACGATCAAGAGATTGTGGATAAACTACTCGATGCTACAGCAGCAAGGCAGGGTCTTGGTAGAGAGAACAAGGATACAAAGGCTAACTTCATCAAGCTATATGAGGTTCATGGAGAACTACCGCTATCTTACCTAACAGGAAAAGAAGAGGACGAGGATATTTATACACAACAGATGCACGTGATCTCATTCATTGAGAACAAAGACAGCGGAGAGTTTGATGACTTCACACTAGTGAGTGGTAGGGAGAAGAAGAATCCTTACATGATTACTCACTTAATTAAGGAAGAAGGGCGAACCCAAGCTATTGGAGCAGTTGAACACTTGTTCGAGGCACAATGGATGGCTAACCACAATGCTAAGGCTATTAAAGATCAATTAGATCTAGCGTCTAAGCTAATCTTCCAAACATCAGACGGAAACTATGTAGGACGTAACATGCTGAAGAATATGATGAATGGTTCTGTATTGGTACACCAACCTAACCAACCATTAACTCAAGTAGCTAATAACTCACACGATATTACTTCTTTGCAGAACTATGGTCAGCAATGGCAAGCTCTTGCTAAAGAAATTAGCTCAACACCAGACGCTATCTCTGGGAATACGTTCCCATCAGGGACAGCTTACCGTCAAGTTGTAGCATTACAGCAAGAAGCACACTCTCTATTTGAGATTATGACCGAGAATAAGGGATTATCTATTGAGGATATGATGAGAGTACACATTATTCCATTCTTGATGACTAAAATGGACACAACTGACGAGATTGTAGCAACATTAGACGAACAAGGTATCAAGAAGATTGACTCAATGTTCATTCCTAACGAAGCTATCCGTAGAGCTAACCAAAAAATACTCGAGAGAGCGTTGGAAGGAGAGCCTACAAACGAATTAGAGCAAGAAGAGCTAATAGCACAGGAAGAAGACGATATTGTCAAAGCATTTGCTGAAGATGGTAACCAACGCTTCCTAAAACCAAGCGAGATCTCAACGAAAACATGGGCAGATGAGCTAGAAGGCTTTGAATGGGACGTAGAAGTAGAGGTAACTGGAGAATCTTCAGACAAACAAGCTGGATTAGAGACAATGACAACAGTATTGCAGTCTATTGCTTCAAACCCAGGAGTTCTACAAGATCCTAACATGAAGATGCTATTCAATAAGATCCTAACCCTAACAGGAGAGGTATCACCTATTGAATTACAACAAGTAAGTAGTGCTCCCGCAGCAGCCGAAGGTGGACAAGTCGATGCGGGGTTACAGGAATTAGGAAATAATCAATAAAACAATCAATGAGTAAGAAACAACAAATGAGGTATACAGATGCAGAGCTGTCAATGATCCAAAACACATTTCGTGATAATGATGGGTTATTGATGACAATGCGTAAGGTATTTCTACAAATGGATCTATCTGACGATGAGAAGAAAATCATTGTGGGTAACTTCAAGGGAAAGAAAGACCTACTGGCACTCATGTCAAAAACATTTAACCCTACATTAGACCCAGACGCACCAAGACATCAACTGATGGACTTATGGCTAACGGTAGACGTAGAGAAGAAAGCGATTGACGACTTACTACCAGTGTTTAAAGCAAGAGAGATGCTTATTAAGCTACTCTCTCAGCAATTAGGAGAGCTTGAGTATATTAGTGAAGGCTTAGGAATAAGCAGAAAGATTAATATAGACAGCTTAACTAAACTTGGAGCTAAGTCAGCAGAGAGCTTTTATACAGGATTAGTTGCAAGAAACACACTTATTATGCATGTTGAGGTCCAACTATCACAGTTGGAGATCTTAGCAGGGCAAGATGATGAAACGGTGGAAGAAACTAAAGAAAGATTAGAAAAAGATAGTACCAAATAAGCTATTTCGAAATAGTATGGTATAATTATAAGTAGCTGAGACAAAACTCACCACAAATGAATTAACTTAGACAAAACTATGAACACAAATGAAACAGATATTATCGAATCTACAAACGATACAGAGGAAACTGTAAACACTGAAGAAGGGCAAGTGCCAGAACAAGAGACAGCTGACAACAGTCAAGAAATAGAAGAGTTAATGAAAGAAGTTAAAACTCTAAAAATCCAAAAGGACAAATGGCGTGATAAGGCAAACTCAAAAGAGTCTAGTACCGAAACTAAATCAGGTGATCTCAGTACAAGTGATCTTTATATACTAATGGATGCTAAAGTACCCCAAGAAGACGTTGCTGATGTTCGCGAATATGCGAAACTCAAAGGCGTTTCTATTAAGGAAGCTCTAGAATCTACTATGGTTAAGGGTTTACTTGCTGAATCAGCAGAACAACGAATGACAGCATCAGCTGCTAACGTTGGGGGAGCTAAGGGAGGATCAGGTAAAATGACAGACGAAGCATTGCTACATAAGGCTTCAAATGGACAACTACCAGAATCTCACGAAGATATGATGAGAATAGTGCGAGCAAGACAAGACAAAGCACGTAAAAAGAACTAATAACAATCGGTGAATTTTTATTACTTTATTAATTCACTATTATGAATACAATTTCAACAAAAACCTACCGAGACAAGTACCGAATGGCATCACTTGACGTAGCGTTACGAAATGGACTAGTTGCTGAAGCGATCTGTGCAGTAGACCGATCACCAGCAAAGACTATCCAAGCACCTTACCAAACAGCACCTACTACTGAAGTTAAAGCATTGGCAGGAACATACTCAGTTGCGGCTTACACTACAACTGACGATACACTAACTGTTTCAGATGAATTCATCGCAGCAGAGCACGTATTCGACTTTGAAGATACACTTTCAAAATTCGATCTATTTGCAGCTCGAACTGAAGACATGAACTACTCAGTTATGGCAGCTATCGACAAATTTGTTCTTAACACTGTTTGTGAAGATGGAACAGGAACTTATACAACACCAGCAGGAGGATTTACTACTGCTGCAAACATTAACGTTATCATGTCAAACCTTATCTCTAAGGTTGCAGGATATTCAGAAGTATTTAACGGACTATACCTAGTTATCGAAAATACAGACGTACCAGGATTCATCCAAGCACAAGCTACAAATGGTTTCTCATTTGCAGACGCAGCTTTGAACAACGGATTTATGGACTCATACATGGGAGTAGATATCTATGTAGTACGTTCTGGAACATTCGTAGATGACTCTGGATCTGATGAACCATCAGGAACAAAGACATGGACAAATGACGGACACCGAGTATTCGGAGTTAAAAATGTTGCTACTTACGCAGCTCCACGAGGAATCAAATTCGAGGAGAAAGGAGTTACAGGAAAAACTGGACGAGAAATCGCAGTATACGGATACATTGGAGTTAAAGTATGGGCGCCTAAAGCGACTCTTACTGTAGACATCACATTGGCATAGTCACAATGATTTCCTCTTTATAGGGGGAACTCAGGGTGGAGTTATTTCCACCGATTGTCTCTGCCCTGAATCCCCTCTATAAAGGTTTTATCAGAAAGTAACTAACTAATTAATATGTCAGTAACAAACACATCCCCAAGCCTAGACGGATTGCATTTCAATGTATGGAATGTAACTCCTGACGATGCTACACCAGCAGTCTTGGGACAAAACGCTATCCACCCGCGAGCAAAAGTTGTAGCGGTTGGAGCAGTAACAAACGATGCTAATGACTGGATTACACTTCCAGCACTAGCAGACGTACCTAACGGACATGAGATTACTATCTTATGTAACGCAGGAGGAAACTTTGAAATGAGAACACCAGCATCATCTGGAGAGGAAATTAACTCTGAAGATTGTGACGGAACTAAAGAATATCTTTGTACAGATACAGAGATAATCAAAGTTATTAAGATTGACAGCACTATTGGATGGATGGCACACGCTTATTCAGCTATTGGAGCAGTTGTAACCGCCGTCGTACCCGACTAAGTTTATCTATTCAGCACCTTTATGGGTGTTGGGTTAGCTAAGTTTAGCTTTTAAATATTAAATTAACACGAACATAATTATGTCATTACCTTTTAGCGACACAACAAATAAAAGTGGAATCCTGCAAGAATGTGAGTCATGGGTCTTTGGTGGGGATTATGGGATCATTACAGGTAACACCAATAGATTAGCAACATTTACTAGACTGTGTAACCTAGCAATGGATGAAATCATCACTAAAATCTTCCAAGTAGACGAAAGATGGCAATTTGATGATACAAACCATACAGACTATCCAATAGGAACGACAACATTGGTAGCTGGTCAGCAAGACTACACCATTGACGTAACACAGATTAAAATTACAGGAGTAGACATAAAAGATGCTTCAGGTAACTATCAACCATTAAAACCTATGGACATGCATGATGTTCGTAAGTATGGTAAGGGTCAATCGTTAACCGAGTATCAAGAGACTGATGGGATGCCATTAAAGTATGATGTAACCGCAAATGGGATATTCTTATACCCAGCCCCCGCTGCAGCAAGTGTAACACTAGCATCAGGTATGAAAGTTTACTTCCAACGAGCGGGACATGCGTTTGTTGTTGGTGATACAACAGCAGTACCAGGATTTCCTTCACTATTCCATCAATTAGTAGCGATAAAGGCTTCTAACAAGTATGCAAAACAAAACTCAATGACAGATAAGGCTAGAGAGCTTGATGTTATAGAGGCTAAGCGAGAAGCAGAGCTTGTTGAGTTTTATAGCAACCGTCATCTCGAAAATGACCCAATAATTACTCCGTTTAACGAATCAAACAAATAATATGGCAACTTGGGACTTACAAGAGAAACCATCAACAGACGTAGGAGGATGGGACTATAACGAAGAATTAATAGCATACAACCAAGATTTAGACGAAGATACAGGTAATCCAGTCTATTATAACGGTTTAGGAGGTTCACAGACCTGGGCATTTCAATCTAAGAGTTAATCAACACATATATGGCAATCAATTATCCAACAAGTTTAGACACACTAACAAACCCTACAGCAACAGATCAGGTTGCTACAGTAGATCACGCTTCACAGCATTCAGAGCTGAATGACATCGCAGAGGCACTACAGGCTAAGGTAGGTATCAACGCATCAACACCAACAGACAATAAGGTTCTACGAGGAACGGGAACTGGAGCTTCTGATTGGGGACAAATAGACACAGGAGATATAGCAGCAGCAAACCTTACTGGAGCAGATACTAAATTAGTAACAGGTACAGAGGGAGCATTAGACACACTATCAGTATGGAATACGGATGGTGATTTAGTTGCGGCTACGGTAAACGCAGACACACCTATTGCAATATCGGGAGCTGATATAACAATAGATGGAGATAAATTAGACATTGATTGGACTCCAACAAACTATACACCAGACGCAACACCTTCAGAGGCAGATGACGTGGACGACCTAACAGCGCACCTAAAGGGTATTGATACGGCTATTGCAGGAGCAGGAGCAGCAATAGTGACTACATATCAAGGACAAGCTATGATGCCTTTATTTAATTCATCAGCAACAAATAAACAATTAGCAACAAACACAACTCAACAGTGTTTCATGTTCATACTACCTTATAAGATTGTAGTAACATCTATCAATCTGAGTGCATCTGTTGTTGGAACAGCAGGAACATACGATATTGTAATTTATTCTGAAGACGGTCAAACACAGGAGATTTCTGTAACAACTGGTTCTATTTCAGCAACAGGATTAGTAGAGACAGCGGTATCAAGTGTTACCTTAAACCCTGGTAACTATTACTTTACACTTACCCCAAACGGTACTGCTGATGTTTCATTCAGAGCATACGCAGGCGGAACGGCGGATGATGCTCTTAATGAGATTTCCGGTGAAAATACACTCGCAGGTTATCTAACAGTTTCTGCTGGAGCACCTGCTGCAACATTTGATCCAACATCAGATTTAACAGCCGACAATGACTTTATTAAATTCAGATTAGACTAATATGACACCAGAGGAAAAACGACAATTTGAGGAAATGCAGATGAAGATAGAGCAGATGGAAAACAGTACCAGCTTAGACCATGTTCAACAAATGCTAGATATTCTTGTACCCTCAAGGCCAGAAGTAACCGATACAGACGTAGACTTGGTAGTATCAGTATCAGGTGGGGCTGGTGGTAACGTAACTGTCTTAGATTTCCCAGATAGGTGGCTTAACTTCGTAATAGATGGTGAGACATACCGCGTCGGAGCATGGTTAGAGAAGAACGACGGAGCAAGATAATATGACAAAATCAATACCAAAAAATCAAATAATGAAATCAGCAAATTATGGATACCTTCTAGGTGATTTAGCTGAGTCTTTCGGGATTGATATAAGTTCCTCTTTTGGTTCTATAAGAGCTTCTGAACGCATGAAATTAATTACAAAACCAACGGACATGCAAGTACCGTTGGATTTTGCGTATTATAATGACAAATATTACTTCTGTTCAGACACATCTGTATATGTTGGAGCTAATGCCCCAGATGACGGGTTCTCTAAGGATGTAACATCAGGAGCTCCATCAAGTGTAGACACTTACGCTGGTGGTTTGGAGGTATTCAATGGAAGTATGTATGTAGCTGACGGGACAGGGATTTCAAAACTAGCCAGCACAACATGGAGTAGTCCAGCAGGTTTGGCTAGTAAAATCACTGCTTCTTCAACTCACCTAATGAAAACATTTGGTAATAGATTATACATCACAGATTCTGGTGATAAAATTTATAGTATTAGTACAAGTGATACAATCGCTGATTCGGGGCAATTCTCAGCAGATTGGGCATTAGGAAGTAGTTGGGTTGCAACATTTCTCGATGTAGCTCAGGGAGCTATCTTTGCGGGTTATTTGAACACTGATGATGGTAGAGGGATTGTATTTCAATGGGATGGAGATACTGCGGATACCGCCTCAAGACGTATTGATTTGGAAGCTGGTGTAGTAGCAGGGTGTGTACTGGATAACATTCCATACATCATTGATACTCACGGAAGGTTGAAAAGATACTCAGGAGCTTCATTCACTGAAGTAGACCGACTATTTAAGAAGGAAAACGAGGCATTTAATGGAATCCGAGATGGATTAACAACCATAGACCGACCAATACATCCAAACGGGATGATACCAACAGAAGATGGGAATATTATGTTCTTATTCAAGAATGGACTTGCTTCGACATCTAGCGGTGTTTCAGTAAACCATGAGGACACAATTCCATCAGGAATTTACGAATACAACACAACAACGGGTCTTAACCACAGACACGCACTTTCTTATGTCGCAATAGGAAATACAACACTTACAGATTACGGACAGCAGAGATTAAATGCTGTTGGGGCATTGTTCTATAGACAGCCCAACTCATCACCTTATGAAAATGGTGCATTAATGGCAGGTTGTCAATACTTCACAGACGCAACAACTAAGGAGTATGGAGTATTCTCAAGTGATACATTTGATACAACTCAAAAATATGGTAGTTATACAACAGAAAAGATATTTAGTACAGAGGTTCAAGACCAATGGAGTAAAATATACACCATTTACAAGACATTATTAGACAGTGGTGATAAAATCGTGATAAAATATAGAACAGAGACAGATGTTCCAACAGAAGTAACAGCAACTTGGACTGATACAGACACCTTCACAACAACGACAAGTTTGGCTTCATACGCAGAAGGAGACGAGGTTCAGTTCTTACAAGGTACTGGAGGGGGTAAATCGGCTCATATAAGCTCGATAAGCGAGTCAGGGGGGACTTACACCGTAAACCTAGATGACACCTTCACAGGGGCAACAGGGACGGCATTAGCAAAAGTGTCGAAATGGATAAAAGCAGGGGAAATTACACAAGCAAACGATGATCTAAGATACAAAGGACTGACAATAGATCAAGATAACGCTAGTCCTTGGATTCAATTTAAAGTATGCATGCAATTCACAGGTAAGAACGAAATTTATAAGCACAGGGTGGTCAATAAATCATTAATAAAGGAGTAATATGGCAACAAAAAATACAAAACCAAATACACTAGCTGGGAGAAGGGAAGCAGGGGTAGAAGTAAGAGACCTCACTATCCCAGTAGACCAACTAGGAGAAACATCAAACCCTGTAGCTACACCACCAGCACAAGGGGTTGAGTTAAATACAGTAGATACAACACCTCAAATAAGTGCACTGGAAGCTGGTCAAACAGCCACACAACAAGAGCAACAAGATGTAGCTGATTTAACAGCCCAAGACGAAGCACTGGAACAAGATATATTTAGTGCGTTATTTGATAATGGATCAGAAGAAGAACAAAGATTCAAGGCTGAAGAAGAGGCTGGGATTGGAGAGCTATCAAAGATTGACAAAGAATTCTTTACTCAACAAGTGGTACAACGAAGAAAGTTTGACAGAGAAAGGCAAGCAGTTAGCGAAGAAAAAGGCTTAACATTAGCTCAAAAACAAACACGTTTGAATAATGTTACAAGAAGACAGAACTTTGAGGCTGCTGATTTGGCGTTGCAGAAATTTGTAGCATCAAACGACCTAGCTAACGCAAGTGCTGCGGTTGATCGTAAATTAAACGCTCAATTTGCAGGGCAAAGGTTTAAGGTCGAACAATTACAGTTCATGGCTGAAAGAGTCGAAGGAAAGTTGGGAGACGCAATAGCTAAGGTTGCTCTTAAGGAACAGAGGGCTTATGAGCAGGCTTTTCGTGAGGCTGAGAAGATTGAATCTATTAAGTTGGAGTTTCTTAGAAGTGGAGGAGATAGCGGTTTAATTAAGGGAAGGAATTTTGATAATACTGACGAACTTATGGATGTTGTCGGCAACCAACTCGGGGCAGCGGCGAGATCTCAATTAGCAACAGAGGCACTACGAAGGTCACAAATAAAGAAAGAAATAAAAGATGCTAAAAATCAAGGATTTGAATTACCAGAACTAGCTAGTGGAGAGCAAGATAAGATAGAATTAGGGTTTAAATTTACAAGATCAGCTGAAAGGTTAAAAGAGATACTTGCGGAGTCAAAGAAGACCCCACTAGAATTACTTACTGACCAAAGTGAATTGGGTAAGGAGTTTCGGTCACTTAAAACAGATATAACAGACATTCTTGCACGAGATCGTACTGGTGCGGTTGTATCTAAAGACGAAGCGAAGACGTTTAAAAAAATTCTAGGTATTGGGACATTTAGACAAGCCACATCAAATACAGATGAATTTAATCGAGTAATAGACAGATCAATCGAAAATGGGAATATAACAATGTCCACAGTTGACCCTACTGGGTCTTGGCAGGCTTTCATGTCTAATAAATACCCAACATCCGCACAAGCACAAAAGAATCGTGCAGACACTGCTTCGAGTAACCTAGATAGTAAAATAGATGGTGGTTCGAGCATCCAATCTGGAGATGATGTAGTAAAAACACTAGATAACATAGAAATATAACATGGCAACACTAAAACAAAAAATTCAATATGCAAGGTCAAATCCAAATGACGCAGATTCAATACAATTTACCCAAAGTCTTGTAAATGGGTCTTTTGATAGTGAGGCTGAGGCTGAGGGTATCGATTTGTCTAGTATCAGAACACAACAACCAGCAGGCGAAACTGGATTAAAAGGATTTGCAACTGGATTTACGAAAGGTTTACTTTCAACGGTAAAGGGTGCAGGTGAGCTAGGGACAAAGATAGGTCAAGCAACACTTGATCGCCTACTAACATCTGTAACAGGGGAAGGGCTGGATACAGCTGATATATTCACAAAAGGAACTGCGGCGAACATTAGAGCAGAGGAAATACTAGAGGCTCAAACAGGAGCTGAAAAAGCTGGTAAATTTGTAGAGCAGGTTGGTGAATTTGCTGTACCTGGAAGTAAGGTTGTTAAAGCAGGTAGAGGAGCAAGCCTAGCTCGTAAACTAGGAACAAGAGCAACGACTTCTGGAGGTGTGGCAAGTATTCAAGAGGGTGAAATTGGAAAAGAAACAGCTATTGCTGGTGCAGCTGAAATATTACTACCGATAGGAGGTAAGGCGGTTGGTCTTATTACAAAAAAGACTGGGAAGATAGTGAAGAATCTTTTGGCTGGGCTAGGCGCTCCAATCGAAGAAATTGCAGAGAATCCGCAAGCCATTGATGATGCACTGAAGGCACTTAAACCAAAACAAAAAGCCGAATTAACAGCGGTGCTTACAGAAAATACTAAAAAAATAACAAATGGGTTAGGGAAGATAAGGAAAGACGCAGGGGCAGAGTTCAGGAAAGCCCTAGAGGGTCTAAAAGAAACAAAAGCAGATATTACTGGTATACGAAAATCAGTTAAGGATATTTTACCTAAACATGGGATAGATATAACAGATGGTAGGTTGAATCTTGATGATGCTGAATTTCTATCTCCTTCAATAAGAAAAAGAGCTTCTGGGTTAATTAGTACATTAAATTCATTTAAAGACAAGAGCGGAAAGGGGGTACGAGACATGGTTAAACAAATTGAACTCAAAAAGTTTAAAAATCCAGGAGCAGATTCAGATAAGTTAGCATTTAATGCTTTTATGGGAGATTTAGACAAGGCGTTCAAAAGTGCTGTACCAGAATTGAAAGCTATTAACCAAAAGTTCTCTAATGAAGTTCAGTTAGCAGAAGCTATAGAGAACACACTAGGAAAACTTAAATTTAAAGGTAAAAACTTAACAGAATTCCAAAAAGCGTCTGAGAAGATCAAGGCATTATTAAAGAAATCAGACATAGGAGCTGAAAATGTAGATGACTTCTTGACTAAGATAGGGTTAGAGCCTAGTGAGTTTAGAGCAGAAGAAGCTGTGAGGCGAGTAGTCGCTGAACCCTTCAAGGTAGGTTCGGAAGGATTTAATCCATTTGAAATTATAACCAAACTCACAGCGGGAATTATAGACCCTTCAGATGCAACCAGATTAGCCTCAAGTTTACAGAAACTATCTAACGTACAGCAATCAAAACTAGTGCAGACCTTACAAGGTCTAAAAGACCCAGCTAGAGCTGCATTAGTTAAGTCAATAATTAATATCTTCGGAGATTAATCCTCAAAAAGACTAATAATAAAGGAAGTAACTAGAAAAAAACCAGTTACCACCACCCATAGTGTTAAAATAGCACCCAATATCCAAATGAAGAATTGTATCATATACCCATATATAACCACATTTAGAAGAAACAAGCAACATGCCAAATAGAAAATCACCAAAATTAAATCAAATCCTATCTAACGTGAGAAAGGGTACTGCATCTAAGGGTGACCTTAGTAAGTTTGTTGCATTAGTTCAGCAAAGTGCTCAAGGTGTGGAGAGTAAACTAGACCTAACAGCAGAAGAAAGAGCTATTGACGAAATTCAGGTAGTTAAAGAGTCTATAAATGAGATTAAAGCAGAGCTAGAGATACGACCTACAGATGGAAATGACGGTGAGGATGGAGAAGATGGTAAGGATGGTAAGGATGGAGTTGACGGTAAGGATGGAAAAGACGGTAGAGACGGTCTTGATGGAAAAGACGGAAAAGATGGTCTTGACGGAAAAGACGGAAAAGACGGAATTGACGGTAAGGACGCTAACATTGAAGACTTCGTACTACCAGAAGACGTAATGATGGAGTTTGACGGGAAGCTAAAGAAGCTCAAAGAGGGATTGGGAGGTTCTACAGCACGCAATCTATATCAATTATTTGACGTAAACGTTGCAGGTATTTCAGATAACGACATTCTCCAATATAATTCATCAACAGGTAGATGGGATAATGTAACACCCCAGGAATTTAATTCCATATTACCAACTACAGTAAACGCAGCAACGTATGATTTACTTGTAACAGATTCAATCTTGCATGTAACCTACACAACAACTGGGGCGGTAACGTCATTGACGCTACCAACAGCACAAGCTACTGCTGGACGAACAATAACTATTAAGGACGCAGGTGGCAATGCTGGGACAAATAACATCACTATAGACACAGAGGGGTCAGAGACTATTGACGGAGACTCAACTTGGGTAATCAATGGAAATTATGACTGGTTGATCCTGTATTCAGATGGGAGTAATTGGTTCATTATCGGATAACAATATTATTATGGGAACAACACAACAATTAGATTGGAAAATAAAACACGCACAAGACGTAATTTTTGATACTTACGGGGACACCGTTAGCGTTGATGCAAAGAAAAAAGACCTTATCAAATTTGGATTTAATTCCAATGTTGGCACTTCACGAGCGACAATTTGGTATACAGGACAAGATGATGCAAATGAAACATATGTGGCTGCAAATACTAATAGTATTGATTCATTTAGTACCAACAATGTTGGCGACACCTCTCTATCTTTAAGAGTTGAGGGACACACTGAAACAGGAGGCAATAAAACTTTTGTAGTACAAAATGTGTCTACTGATGCCTCTGATGGGCGTACTAGAGTTGCCTTAACGACAGCCCTAAACAGGATTAATAGAGTTTCTGTAAATGGTTCAACTGATAATATCGGTGAGATTTATGTATATGAAAACACATCTCTTACAGGAGGAAAACCAACTGATACTGCTAAGATTCATTTAACGGTTCCTGCTGCTCAAAATCAGTCAAGAAAGGCATCTACATCCTTATCTTCAACAGATTACTGGATTGTTACAGGATTTTCAGGTGGTTCCCTTGAAAAAACTGGGTCAAACACAACAGAGGTTCAATTAGAAGTTCGAGAAAGTGGTGGAGTATGGAAAATTAAAGCAAAACCAATCGTTTTTCAAACAGGAAATGATACAAAAAGGGAATACAACCCGTATGTAATAGTCCCTAAAAATGCAGATGTAAGACTTACAGCCCTATCAAGTACGACAGGACAAGAAACAAATGGGGATATTCAAGGTTATTTAGCCAGTGTCCAGTAATATAACAATTAGCAATAACGTGGTATAATAAACATATGAAAAAAAACAACAACAAGGCACTGAACCAACTCCTTAAGAGTATGGTAGCTGGTAAAATAGTAACTCAAGAGCAAATCAAGGAAATACTGAGAGGTGTTGTTTTAATCATGGACTCTTTTAAGAAAGATAACATCAATTTAACTAAAGAGACCAAGGATATTGCTAACGAGCTGCTAAATAAGGTTGTTTCTGAGCATAAGTTAATGCGTTCTGATAATGATTCATATAATAAAGAGTTTGATTCAGCCGTATCAGAAGTAAGGGATTCTCTAAAAGAGCTTGATAAGGTGAAAGAGGAGTTAAAAAGAGAAACTAAGAAGGTAATGGCTGCAAAGCAAAAAGAAATCACTCATACCATCACTGAAATGGTACAAGAGATACCTCAAGAGCTTTCAGAAAAGGCTTTAAAGCAAATAGAGGAGCGTGAAAGCCTTCTAAGGAAAGACCTTGAGGGTCAAATAGGAGGGATAACACTACCAGAAGACACAAAGATACGAATAGACGGGATTGAGAAGAAAATTAAAAACGGTATGGGAGGTTCAACAGCACGTAACTTGTATCAACTACATGACGTGGTTGTTTCTGGTGTAGCAGACGGAGAAGCTCTTATATACCAAGCATCTACAAACACTTGGATTCCTGGATCAGGAGGTAGTGTATCACCGCTTACAACTAAGGGTGATCTTTACACATACGACACAGCAGATGCACGATTGGGGGTAGGTACTGACGGTCAAGTTCTTGTGGCAGATAGTACAGAGACAACAGGGCTTAAATGGATTGATTCATCGGGTGTTGTAAATACACTTGCGAACACATCGGCTGATTCTACTAACACAGCTTCTTCACTCTATACAATGACATCAGCAGTAGATGTAGAATTTGAAACAAGTGCTAATGCAACATTACTTTATCTTGATGAGGCCAATGGTAGGGTTGGGATAGGGACAAACACCCCACAGGATGAATTAGACGTAGCTGGTAAGGGATTGTTTGGTGGCATTGTTGGTAGTAGTGGGGCGACTGATAATTTGCAAGTAGCTGGGAGATTAACAATTAGGGCTGGTGTATCAACCACCCCTGGAATAAGGATGCAGGCTTCTGGTAGTGATGCTTATATAGATGCTAATACGGGCTCTCTGTACATTAGAACTAATGGTTATTCTCAAGCCATGGTCATTGACACATCGCAAAACGTAGGTATCGGGATAACAAACCCAACAACAAAACTAGATATAGTTGGAGCTACCCAAACAGGCTCAGGAGCTGTAGGCACACTTAACCTAGCTCAAACATGGAATACAACAGGAGCTCCTACAGCAATTAAATTAGATGTTACTAATACAGCATCTGATGCAGCATCTCTTTTGATGGACTTACAGGCAGACAGCGCAAGTGTATTTAATGTTAAAGCTAATGGTATTACTCGACTCATTAATTCAGACTCTACCTATTGGGGTGGAGCTTATAAGCCACCTCTTTACCTCGGATCTAATGATACCTTTGGTAGCGGGGTTGTAATTGAAGCTAATCAAACTGCAACTTGGCAGGTTGGGTTGATGGCTCGAACCAGTGGGTTCTTCCTTGGATGGTCTACCAATAGTGGATCTACAAGAACCGAGAATTTTGTCCATGTCCTATCTGGTGATACAGGACTAGGGCATGGTACGACCCCACTAGCAAGGGTTCATATCAAAGGTTCAGGGTCAACATCAGGAACAGCAGCATTACTCGTAGAAAACAGCTCAGGAACAGATGCTCTTGAGATTTTAGACGATGGTACCCTAACCATAGGTAGCGGAGTAGGAGTAACAACCATCCTCGACGAAGACGCAATGGGATCAGACTCTGCTACAGCTCTAGCAACACAACAATCAATCAAAGCCTACGTAGACGCAACAGCAGCAGGAGCCGACACCCTATCTGAAATACTAGCAGGAGGAAACACATCAGGAGCAAACAACATCATCATGGCTGACAGCCAGAGTGTGTTCTTTGGTACTGGATCAGACGCATCAATTAGCTATGATGGAACAGACTTCCAATTCGATTCACAAGCAGTAGGGTCTGGAGACTTTATCTTTAATAATGGGAATGTTGGGATTGGAGAAACAAGTCCTACAACCGCATTAGATGTCCTTGGAACTACCCAAACAGGCTCAGGAGCAGTGGGAACACTTAACTTAGCTCAAACATGGAATACGACAGGTGCTCCAACGGCTCTTAAGTTAGATGTGACTAATACAGCTTCAGATTCAGCATCTCTTTTGATGGACGTACAGGTGGATGGCTCAACTGCATTTAAAATAAATTCGAATAGGAATACTACAGTAACTGGTGGGGGGAGTGGTAATACCTTTACTGTTTCTGACGCAGGAGGTACAGGAACGTTTACTGGGTATAACGGGGGGCATCAAATAACAGCAAATAAACTTTACCTAAACAGAAATAATAATGGAAACATAATAATGGGAGATCCTTCATCCATTGTCCATAAATTGAACATCAAGACATATTCAGGGACAGATCCGCTTATTATAATGGATAGTTCTAACAATACCTTACTTGAATTAGCGGAAGAGGGTGGTTTGGGTATCGGAACAGCAGCAACAGCAAACAAATTGGAGGTATTAGGTACTACTCAAACAGGTTCCGATGCAGATGGAACACTTAACCTAGCTCAAACTTGGAACACAACAGGGGCTCCAACTGCTATTAAATTAGATGTTACTAATACAGCTTCTGATTCAGCATCTCTTTTGATGGACTTACAGGTAGATAGCTCTAGCGTACTTTCAGTAGATGCATCGGGGGTAATAATTGGAAAGGACACGGGTAACAATATTGATATGTCTGTCCACACCTCAATTAACGCCAATGGTGGTAGTGGTAAAAAGATAATACTCACCAACCTTTATAATACATTAACGGTTAAAAACAATGCAGAGGCGGCAGAAGGTGGGTTCGCATTTGACACCTCTATTTCTAATATATCAGGGTCTATTATCGGAGTTAAAGCAGACCTAACATCTACAGGGACGATTTACCGTGATTATGTAGATATATTTCCAACCATAACCCAAACAGGTGGTGGAACAGGTATAACAAGGGGGATTCATATTAATCCTACATTAGCTGATGCGGCTGATTATAGAGCTATACAGACAACTGCTGGTTCTCTAATAATGGCAGACACTTACCTAGCTGGTTCAGGCTCAAAAGCTGATTCTTTAATTGATCTTACCCAAACTTGGAATACGACAGGGGCTCCGACAGCGATTAAATTAGATGTAACCGATACGGCGTCTAACGCTTCAAGTCTCTTGATGGATTTACAAGTTGATTCGTCAACTAAATTCAGTGTAAATAAAACTGGAGGAATTTTTGCAAACAATGCTCAAATAGGGATAACAAAGACTTCATACATTAATACAAACAATAATGCATTTACCGTAATGCAAAACAACGAGTCAACTGGAGCTGCTAATTTTTATCAAAATGTTGCTATTAATTCAACGGCTACACCTCAATCACATCTAGAAGTAAGGGGTGAAGCAGGAGTCGCAGGAACAACAACCCTCTCAACAGCAGAACTCACCGTAGTAGACGGAGACATCCTGGGGCAAATAGACTTTAACGCACCACTAGAGTCTGATGGTACAGACGCTATTCTTGTTGGTGCCTCAATTTGGGCAGAAGCAGATGATACCTTTGATGCATCAACTAATGACACTGATTTAGTGTTTGCTACAGGGCTATCTGGAGCAGCAACTGAGATGATGAGATTAGATTCAAGCGGAACATTAGCATTATCTGCAGGAGGGTTAACGATTACCGATAGTCAGAGTATTGCCCTAGGAACAGGTTCTGATTTCACAATTTTACACGACGGGACAGATACAACCTTTGACAACACCTTTGCAACAGGAACAACAGAATTTCAGCTTGGTACAGATACATCAGCTACAAGTTTTGAAATACTCAATAATACAGGGACAACATTATTCACTATTGACGGGGCAGGAGATGTAACAACAACAGGGCGTGTCGAGACAGCAGCTCATGCAAACAATGTTGGATTAAATCTTCCAACAAATGCAGGGGCACCAGTTGCAGTAACAGGAACAGCAGAAGGAGATATCGCATACGACACAACAAATGATGTTCTCTATGTATATGATGGAGCAGCCTTTACAGCGGCTTCAGGTATATCTTCTGTTGTGGTGGACACAACCCCGCAACTCGGAGGAGATCTAGAATCAAATGGAAATAATATTATTGTGGCTGATAATGACATCATCTATTTCGGAACGGGATCAGACTTTTCAATATCACATGATGGAACAGACACCCTCTTTGACAACACTTTTGCCACAGGAGCTACACAATTCCAATTGGGAACTGATACTGATGCCACCGCATTCCAGGTGTTAAACAATACTGGAACAAACCTTTTTGAGGTTGATGCTTCAGGAGATGTTGGTATTGGGACAGCTACGCCAGGAAACGTTCTTGATATCGTAAAAAATCAAGCCGCAGGTACGTATGCATATATACAAAACCCAAATACAAGCTCATTCGCCAGAGCTGGGGTAAGATTAACAAACGACTCAGGAAATATTTATTTGGGAGCTGGAAGTGCTGCGTCCGCATTTGCCGGAGGAGGATATGCGTATACTGATGCAAATATTCCGTATAGTATTTGGACCAATAACTCTCAAAGGTTAACGGTTCTTGGGACTGGAAATATCGGTATCGGCGACACCTCTCCAGCAGCCCTCCTCACTGTAGGTTCAGGCGACCTCTTCCAAGTAGACTCCTCAGGTAACGTAACGCTCAACGCAGATTCTACAGCAATAACCCTAGGGGCAGGTTCTGACTTTAATATTACCCATAATGGAACAAATACTGTTGCAACATCAGCAACAGGTGATTTGATTGTGGATAATACTAACGCCACAGGAACAACTGCAATGCAATTAGGGACAGATACTAGTGCAACAAGTTTTGAGGTACTAAACAACACAGGCACAACACTACTATCATTTAACGGAGCAGGTTCATTACAACTAGGAGGAGCAAACGCTTCTGTAACCACAATCCTCGACGAAGACGCAATGGGATCAGACTCTGCTACAGCTCTAGCAACACAACAATCAATCAAAGCCTACGTAGACGCAACAGCAGCAGGAGCCGACACCCTATCTGAAATACTAGCAGGAGGAAACACATCAGGAGCAAACAACATCATCATGGCTGACAGCCAGAGTGTGTTCTTTGGTACTGGATCAGACGCATCAATTAGCTATGATGGAACAGACTTCCAATTCGATTCACAAGCAGTAGGGTCTGGAGACTTTATCTTTAATAATGGGAATGTTGGGATTGGAGAAACAAGTCCTACAACCGCATTAGATGTCCTTGGAACTACCCAAACAGGCTCAGGAGCAGTGGGAACACTTAACTTAGCTCAAACATGGAATACGACAGGTGCTCCAACGGCTCTTAAGTTAGATGTTACTAATACAGCATCTGATGCAGATTCATTATTAATGGATTTACAGGCGGATTCAACGTCTGTATTTGTTGCGAAAGCAGATGGTAATGTAGGTATCGGGACAGCGACTCCCTCTGAATCATTGGAAATCTTAGACGGAAGCCTGTTGTTAACATTTACTGACCCAGCTAATGAGGCTATTATTATTCATAATAACGCTGGCGGAGCTACTTCAAAAGGAAGACTGACTTCAGCAGGAAATCCAGGAGGGTTAATAACTTTTTCTGCTAATGGGGTTTATTCTGGATCAGGATCTAACTATGATCATGATGACGCGACTTTGCCTTATTGGGAGTTTTTGATAGATCCTCGCTCAGGTCAAGATGCTTTTAAGATTAGAAGAGCTCCAATTGGAGCAAGTACCGCACCAGTTGAATCTTTCAGAATTGACTCAAATGGAGACGTAGGTATCGGAGACTCCTCACCAGCAGCAATGCTAACGGTAGGAAACGGAGACCTCTTCCAGGTAGCATCTGACGGTTCAATAGATGCAATAACAGGATTAACAGGGGCAACAGGAACATATGACTTTGGAGGAAGTGATTCATTTGAAATACCAAACTCTGACACACCAACCGTAAACGCAGATGGTGAAATAGCCCTCGATACACTGGTTACAGACTTTACTACAGATGTAATCAAATTCTACGGAGCAGAAGAACAAGGAATAGTTTCAATGCCAATAGCAGAGTTCACCACACCATCAGATGGATATGTGGTTGCTTATAATGCAACAAACGATGAGTTTGAGTTGGTTTCTAATGCAGGTGGTGGTATATCAAACCTTGTGGAAGACACGACTCCGCAACTTGGTGGTGATTTAGATGTTAACGGAAATAGTATCATATTTGATGACAACGAATACGCATACTTCGGTACAGGATCTGATGCATATATTTATTTTGATGGTATTAACCTAGGTATTTACGGAGGTGGAGAAATCGTTCCAGAAACAGACATTGCAATGTCTGGTGCAAATATAATTTTCGACGATAGCTACTACGCATACTTTGGTACAGGATCTGATGCATATA